ATTGTATTGGAATCTAGCCTCTATTAATTCCCAAATTTCATCATACTCCGTAAACCACCATTCAAGTGAATATTTACGATATGAGGCAATTTTAATCACTTTTTTCATGTCGCCTTAATTTCTTCGCCTATTGCGAGAACGTTAGCAGTAATAAATTTATCCTACCAACGCACTACGAACATCAGCCCAAAATTTGATTTCATAATACATTACATTATCTTCGTGTTCAATAGCACCAAGCACTTCATTTACTACATCATTAGCAAGTTCGCCAAATTTTGTTTTTAGTTCAGTTGCTTTTTCAGTGGCATCTGTAACTTTGTTTTCTGTAAATGAGCCATCGTCATTTAATTTGAAACTGTGAATTGTGTTTACTTTTGTCATTTTTATTTAATTTTATATTACGAGTATCCCACGCTCAAAAAGGATAAATTTACATACTGCTAACAGCGTATAAAAAACATTAAAACGATTTTTTATACGCAAAACGTTATAGGGCATTTAAGACGAAACATACCTTTTGAAACTTTACCCCTCGAATTTGAAGTAATTTATTATTTTCTAATCTTTTCTTTTCCTCGTAGGTGTATTTCCTGCAAGTTTCTAAATTGTCAGTTGCAACACAATACAAATCTGTTTCATCGGAAGAAAATTGGTAAAACAAATTACCGTACTCTGATTTTCGTGTTATTATATACATATCGTTAAATTAAAAACGCCCTATAACATACGCTATACAAAAGCAGGGGCTTTACTGCAATTTGAAGCGGTGTGCATCTATTTATCATTTGAGGTAGGCTGAAAGGGAGTGCATCTTAAACAACGTTATAGGGCATTTAGGATTTCCAAGAAAGACCGTGCAACGATAACACTTCTGTCATTTCAACGAAAGTCTTTTTACCCATATTTCGCAACTTCATAAAATCCGAAGGTGTCATTTTTGAAAGCTCCTCAAGTGTTGATATTTGATTAAATCTAAGAACATTCATTGCCCTTACACTTATATCTAAATAATCTATTCTTGTATCACTTTCTCTGAGTTTAATTTTTAAATATTTATCTACTACCTTTTTTAATGCAATTAACTCATCAGTTGAGAATTTTGATATTAATACTGAAATATTCATTTTGATTAAATTTAAACGGTTTCTAATTCCAAAATATTTTTTGCCAAACCTTTATCAATTAAACCAAATACGTCAAAGTGCCATTGTAGTAATATCTGAACAATGACATAGGGCATATTCAAAGGCTTTGATTTTCGTTCTTCAATCATTTTCATAGCAATTTCGATAGTGTATTTTTCATCGAGCGTAGATACATATCTTGCCAATTCTGATACATAACTAATATTCAAAGCACTCATAGGCTTCAATAGTGGTTTAATATCGTCAAAGCCTTTTTCAGATTCTACTATATTCATAAACGTATATGAGTTGTCGGAGTAAGCAACGTTTAGTTCAGATATACTACTTCGCCTCTATCAACAGTTTGGCACTTCAACTCATAAGGCAAGTAAGGTGCAATGTGATGTAATTTCAATGTTTCCATAATCAAAAATATTTTTAGTTTTCGTTATTAAATTAAGTTTGGTGCTACTATTCCGTGCCATAAACTGCCCCCAAATCCGTATTGATGACCAGTTACTCTCTCTTTAATTTGTGGCTGTACATCTGCACACGAAGAAAGGAATAAAAAACAGCACATAACCGCAGCTATAAGCAAAGCGGGGTTTAGTAATTTTCTAACATTTTTCATATCATAAATTTTTTACAAATATAATAATAATTATTTAATAATTACACAATAATTACAAAAATAATTAAAAATAGTTATATATAGTTGACAATTAAGTGCTTATATTCAGTGGCGTTTAGCTGGTAGTTGTGTGCAATTATGAATAACACAACGGATGCTCTTCCATCATATCTTTTGCTACTTTGTAAGCGTCTTCGTAGCTTGAATATTCGTGAATGTGATGTTCTCTAAATCCAGCCATATTAGAATGAGCCTTTAGAATATGAGAAGGGTTACAACTAATAATAATTGGATTTTCTAAACCGCCATAACTGTATAGATAAACCCTATCGCTTTTTTTTGTTTTAAATGCTTTTTCTAAAAATTCTCTCATTTGCCAATACTCATCAAATTTTAACTCTTGAATTTCTTTCCCAAGTGGCAATTCTGCAAAATTTAACGAATACCACCCTTTTAAATCATCGAAATTTGGCTCTATTTTCATAATAAATAACTGCACACAACACTGTATAAAATCAAGTGGGGTTATGTGCTAATTTTAGCCACTTCGCCAGTTTGTTATCTTTGTGCAAGTCGGAACGTGTTAGGCGTTCAATCCCCACCTGCTTTTATACTTTTACGTTAGTTGCAATACTAATCGAACGTATTAACAACCATTTCTCTTTGCTCTGTATCATATATTTGTTTCCAAGCCCATTCCCATTCCAAATCATCGGGGCGGTTTTTAATGTGAGCTTCTTTAATAGCTTTTTCGCAATCCTCAATAGTATCGCAATCATTAATAAAATCGTTCATACCGCCCCCAGCGTAGTAACAATCTCCGTAAAATGCTAAGTATCTTTTCATAATAAATAAAGTACTGCTGCCAACATGGTATTGCCAAAAGCGGCAAGTTCAATGGTTCTTTTAAGTTTTGTGATTTTCATTTTCTCATTTTTAAATTGTTAAACTTGATACAAATATAATACTTATTTTTAAATAAAAAACAAAAGCCCCTTTAAAAGGAGCTTTCTTAATAATTTACCTAAAATGAAAATACAAAGTTATCAAATAGGATTAACAAATCCTAATAATCGTAATCCATTTTTCTTTGTCCATTCGTATTTTCTTATTTTTTCCGCAACCTCAACTCCTTCTCTACCTCCCATGTTATTTGTGTTACCCTCGATAGTAGTAAATGTTCCATCACCATTTAACCCTATTACTATTCCTGTATGTCCATTATTTAATTTTAATCCATCTTTGTACATTCTCCATACAACCAAAGCTCCACGCTCTGGAGTTGCCGTAATCTTATATTCTTTTGATAAATCTAATGCCTTATATGTCGTTACAGCACCACCACTCATATATTTTGCGAGTTGATTTCCTTTACTCCATACTAATTTTGTAAAATAAGCACACCATGAAGCCCCAGTGTACCACCCAATCTTTTTCATTTCTTCTTGGAAGTCAGGGTCTATAAAACCTGTGTTTGCATTTTTCTCTCGTTGTCCAATATAACCTTTAGCTACATCGACAATAATGTCGTTATTTGTCATATATTTTTATAAAATTATTTCTCAAACAATATTTATACACCATCTTAGGCGAGTAATCCTCTGGATTTTTTACTCCTATCAATTTCATCGTAAATTCTGAACACCAGAAATAGCCATTGTTACGGTATTTCAAAGGCATATCTTCAGCAACTGTTCTACTGGTGAATTTTTCAACTATGATTTTGAACGCATTTTTGAACAATCCATGTGCTAACCCTTTCTTGTCGTACGGTTTGCCTAAATATCGAAAAGCGTTTTTTGTCCAATTTTTTTCGTCATAACAAAAAGGGTCGCGGAAAATAGTATAGTCGTAATTGTATTTTCTTACCCACACAGCAAATGGCAACAATATTACACCCTCCTTTTGTGCTTCAATCATAAATAAATCATCATCTATCCATACCGACTGGCTCGTGTGCGAATATACGCTACCAGTTGCCCTTTGAATGATATTACTTATCTTGCTCGTACCAATGCAAATGAATATATCTCCTGTTTTTATATTTCTTTTCATTATTTGAATTTAAAGTGAATTAATTCGTTGACGCTATCAGTTAATTTATTAACATTTTCAGCCAAATTTTTTATTTCTAATTGTGTGTTTTTTTCTATTTCTTGATATTTCATTCGCTGTTCCAAATGAACCAATTCAATTTGTCCTTTCAATTTTCCACTATCCTCAACAAATTTTATTGCTTGTTCAATTAATTCTTTTTTAGTTTGCTTAAATTCTTTATAGAATTGTGCGAGTAGAAAACCGATAGTCGTAACCAAAATTCCGACTAAATACATAAATATCTCAAACCAATTAATTTGCATGATTTTCTGTTTTAAGCATTCTATGTACAGCATCGCCACCGAATAGCAAGCTACCCACCGTTAATGCTACTATTCCTATTGGATTAGTTACTAATCCCATGCCTAACACAACAGCACAAGTAGTACCTATTACTGTTGATATTTGTCCTTTTATTCTGTTTTTTTTACTTGTTGGGGCTTTTATTCTATCTATAATTTTCATGGCGTAAAATTAATAATTTGTTGCAATATACGTGTCAATGGTATTTTTAACTCTATCGTAAAGTTCTTGTGTGAGGTAACCTTCTACAATTACTTCATCTAAGTATTCGCGAGCGGAAATCCATTGTCCTAAGCACACTTCATTCCTTACATTCTTTAATTTCCTTTCAATAAATTTATTTACTTCTCGTGGATAGCTATTAGCAATTGAAAGTAATCGTAGTTCGGTCATCAAATAAAAGAAAGCATTAATACCATCTTCTTTTCGCTTGTGAATATACGAGTTCTTTTCATTTTCAATAGCTATTTGCAAAGCATTAGGGCTTTCAGGTTCAACAAAATCCCGAACGTATGTACCATTTAACAATCCGTTTTGAAAGTCTTGAAATTCACTCGTTGTTAATTCATTTTCAAATGAGTAAATCTTATTATCCGATATTTTTAAATATTCCGTCATCTTGAAGCGTTTAATTTTTGAACAATTTGTTGATATTCAGCATTTAAAATAAATACAGCACCACCAGCATTGCTATTCTTAAATGCCGTTATACCACAATTAGCAGTAACGGGTATATTAGTTGTAATTATACCAACCAACACATCGTTAATATAGTAGCTTAACCTATTTAGTAATGATGAATAATCAACTCTTAATAATGTATTTGCTGAACCTGGATTTGCAACAACAGGAATGCCACTATCCACAACCGTAGATGTTGCACCATTGCCACTTACAAGTAACCAATTAGGGCTAATTGTATAATCGTATTTAAAATGTGCATTTCGAGAAATGTCGCTGTCCGTATAACTGCCAGACATCATTCCTATTCTGATTATAAAAGGTTGTGAAGCATTGGATAATATATTAACACCTATCTTAGCTGAATAGCTTATATCACCTCTCGATAAAGTTAAATAACCAGAGTTAATCATTACCGATTTTGCAAAACCTGAATTAGAACTTATTTGAAAGCGTATCAATGCGTCTGCTTGCATTGTTAAATGTGCTCCAGCTCCATTGGTGCTATTCGTGAAATAGTCTGTGTTAGCCGTACTTAGATATATTATGTTACAAGCATTGTAATAGCGAAAATCGAAGCCCTCAATAATCTTGACGTTACCACTACCATTTAAGGATATGTCGTTTACCGTTTTAATTGGTCTTTTTGTTTGTATGGATAATGTCGTTTCATCCCCTGTATTTACACCACTTGTATTGTCGAGTTTATTCCTTTCATTTTCAGTGACAAACCTCTTGTCATTACTATCTGTAATATTAGCTGTTGTTGATGTGTCTATATTTAGCACATTGCCAAGCCCTATTTGTTCCTTAGAAACTGCATGAGGATTGTTTGTATCGTTTTCATGGCTTGTAAAATCATCAGCAAGTACTGCCAAGCCATCAGCACTTGCATAATTAAAACCCGAAACAGACGTGATGAAATTTTCAAAAACTGCGACGTCGGTAAACACTACTCCATTTTCGTCTTGAAAAAAGGAAAGGTCTTTATTGTCGTGAATAACCCTATCCTTGTACGTTATGTCATACGTGCCGTCTGTATTTTTCACAATCTTCAACTCACTCTTAAACGCAGTAATAATGACATTAGTAATCGTGTCCGTTAAGAAGGTATAATTATTTTGACTTTTAATTTTTATTGCCATATTTTATAAATTTTATACGATACAAATAACCTTATTAGTTCCACTTCCCCCCAGCTCCGTAGCTGTTTGCGTATATAATTCACCAGCACCCAGTCCTGAAGGGGATGTTGGCAAATTGTTAATAGCAACTTTTCCACTTGTCGGATTAATCAAAACACCCGTTACACTGTTCAATCGAATCCAATTGCTTGAATTTTGGGACAAGTCTCCATTATTCGCGTTAATAATCACATCTCCAGAATCGTTATTGATCAAAGCTACATTGCCAGTATTTCTATCTAAGTAAAGACCTTGGTCTCCACTTCCTGCTGTTACTTCAACTTGTGCTGTCGCTGAATAACATCTTAAAGACGCTGAATTATTTTGCAAAAACAAATTGCTGTCCGTTAAATTTACATTATCAATAGAAATAAATATAGAAGAGCCATTTGTTTTAAAGGCATTATAATTACTTGGGTCAAGCGAAATAGTAGCTTCATTGCCTAAGTTTATAATCTTTAATTCATTTCTGTTTATAAATTCCGTCAAAACGGCTTGTAAGATAGCTCCTGTTATCTCACCATTGCCATTAGTAGTGATAGCATTTTGTATTTCTGTTAGTAATTCTGAATTTGTCATAATTTATATATTAAAATCGTTATTAAAATCGTTATTAAAATCTCCTAATTCACCACTGCACAAAGCATTTTCAAGAAATTCCTTTGTTGCCGTATAACTCCCTCCAACCTGTAAATACAACGGCATGAATGGTTCTTTATTTTTGTTTGTCGTAAAAGTAAAATCAAAAGCACCTTGCGTGTCGGCATTGCTTGGGTCACGTTGTAACATCGTCATCACTAACCCTGCATTTATTCCATACACTTCAAACGCTATCTTACCATCATTGCCTTTATTTACATTTTCCACGATGACAATAAACAACCCCGACTTCATGCCCTCTAAATTCTTCTTTACGTCAGGTGAAATGTCAAAACCTAATGCTTTTACCGTATGGTCGTACATCTCGGTAAAGTTGCCTTTTATTAAACTATAAATTGGCTGAATTGAGTTTTGCCTACCCTCAATCTTATAAAGGCAACCAACAGTTAGTGATGTTATAACTCTATCTGTGTCTAATGTTACATCAGCAACTTCTATATAATTACCAACGTACATCGTTACCGTGCCTGTCGTTAATAGCTTGTCGCAATTATACGCTATGTTACCATATATTTTCCCACAATTTAACATTTTGCAATAGCTCTTATTTTTGTACTTGTTTTATTTTCAATAGATATATTTCCACAAACTTTATAATCGTCAGGAAATCTATTCATAAACTCTAAATATCTATTTTGATAGGAAATAGCTCCACTTTGTGCTTGTTTTACCATTCTTGATACCGTCTTTTCATCAATAGGTTCAGAGTAATTGTGCGTTTTCGTTCGCAAACCAAAGGGCGTTGCATGAGCATTTGAATTTTGCAAATAACGTGCATAAGTGAAATAAATCAGACTTGCTTTCACCCCCTCATGTTTGTAATTTTGTCCATTATACACATAGTTGCAACCATTGAACAGCTTGTTTATTTTCGGAGTTAAAAAGGTTGGAGCATCAGCTAATATTTCAAAATATAAAGGGTCGCCCAGCACCTCTCTAATATCAAATTCTTGTGCCTCTAATATATAGGGGTCTAACTGCTTAACAACGTCAATATTCATCGACATAGGTTTTAAGTCTGCAATATCCTGCAATGTTATCAATTTTACCGTTGCCATTATTTCAACTCGTTAATGATTGCTTGTTTTGTTTGCTCATCAATCATTTCAATTAATTTATTTGCTATCAATGGACTAATGGTGTTTAGTTTCTCGACTATGCTAACTGCTTTCGATTCAGGATTAACCAACAACTGATTTATTTCATTTTCGCTCAACCCAAAAAATAAACGTAAACTACTCTTTTTTTGTTCGTACGACATCTTATCTGAAATGACAACGTCCATAACTAATTTATAGTTGTCAGCACCAATTTTGTAAATCAATTCTGAATATTCTTCTACGTCACCATTTGCTTCTCTAATTCTCTTTGGTGGATAATACGATAGGTGGACATCAGGAATTTTAGCTGAAGTTTCAGGAAATTTAAACGGTACTAAGGTATAATCACCATCAGGATTAATGTCATAATGAAATCTCGAAAATACATTTTCAAAAATTTCTTGCAACAATAACCTTTCACCACTTATTAATCCATTATAGAAATCAACAGCTTGGTCGCGTGCTGAATTTTCCCCTAAACTTCCAGCAACTGCTTTAATCAAAATGTCAGGAATATTGAATGGAAATGCTATGTTCGTTTGAATGCTTGTTTCTGTGTACGAATAAAGTCCATCGTAATTTTGAACATCTACTTTTTTAAGTTCAAACTCATCGTTTTCGTTTTCTTTTTCAAACCATAGCAGTTTTCCAGCATCGTCCGACCCTTGAAAAGTGGTTAAATTTTCTTGAAATTCTATCGCTTCCCTTTCATCTTCTTGCTTATTTGTTACGACTATATGGCTTGCTAAGAAATTTGTATCAACAGTGTTGAATTTAAACCTCTTTATTTGTCCCTCCGTTTGGCAATCCTCTAATACGGAATCTACAATTGCCAATGGATATTCCATAAAATTAGGAGTGTGCCATAGAATTTGCCCTTTGTATTTAGACCAGCCATTTACTGTTATATTACCATCTTTGTCATATTCATTCAGCAACTCAACCTCCTTTAATACTTGCTCAACATCTGGATTATACACGTTGTAAAATGCAATGTCAGTAACTTTGATATTTCTGACCTTTACTCTACTCCAATCGTGGTATATAGCTATCTTATTAGCGTATTCAGCTTTATCACTTAACGTATATCTCGCATTTTCAAATGGTATAGGATTTACTTCCGTTATTTCACCAAGAGAATTGTAATTAATATGCCAAACAAAACTTTCAAACAAATCGTAATTATGTCTAATCGTTTTTCGCAAAAGTTGGTCAATGGTTAATCCTTTGCGATTTACCTTTTGCTTGCAGAAAACCTCATTATAAAAACCTGCCCCAAAAAGAAACATTCTGCGAATCTTCAAACAACCCTGAGCCGTGCGACTATCGGCAACAATATCCAACACCCTTTGAGGGTAAATATTATCATAATCATAGTTTTGGATATTAAGACTTGAATTTTCTTTATAATCCAAACGCTTGGTTAAACTCCTTGTCGTTATCTTAGACTTCATTAATTATTTTGTCTTTTAGCTTTTATTTTAACCTTTTTCACTTCTTCTTTTACCTTACCATTCACGATGTCCTCCCAGTTGTCAGGCAATAATTCAAAGTTTTTTGCATGATTTTTGTTTAATCTTAACAATTTTATACAGTCCTCATCACTCGACATGTTAGTAATAGGTTGCTGAAAATTATGATTCATTAGCATTATGCCTTTTTTTAATAAAAATTTCTTTTCCATAATTTCTTTAATTTTATCATTTTTAACATAATATTTGAACATCCGAAAGAAATCCTCAACACAATGACAATTCGCAGACCTATTGAATGGCATTCCGAACAGCTTGTTATTCATCTTTGAGCTTTCATTCCATTCCTTTGAAGTATAATCATTTCTCCAAATTAGTATCGTTTTTTCATACGATAAAATTCTATTTATTTCTTCTTCAAACATTTTTCAAAGATAAAAAAAAGCACGAGTTTTCTCATACTTTTTTTATTTACAATCTATGGTTTACAATTTACCGTTCAACAAAGTTAAAGTATCATTGTAAGAAGTGTCAAACAAAGTGGCTGGCATTTTCGGTTCTTTATTTTTCACCGTAGCAAACGTAAAATCAAATGCACCCTGTGTATCAGCATTGTTTGGGTCGCGAGTTAAAACTGATAGTTCAAGTCCAGTTGTAGCTCCGTATATTTCAAAGGCACAATTGCCGTTCGCTCCTCTAAACACGTTTTCGCATACAATAACAAATCGTCCTGACTTCATGCCCTCAAGATTTTTCTTAACATCGGGCGAAATGTCCCACCCCTTCATTGACACCGTATGGTCAAATTGTTCTATAAAATTTCCTTTTATAAGTGCAAAATTAGGCATAATAGAGTTATTTCTACCATCGATATAAAATCCCGTTTTCAATGCTAATAATGTAATATCCGAATAAAGCATAGGATTATTAACGTCAATAACATAACCCTCTATATCAGCTAAATTAAAAATCCACGCTCTCTCCCTTGTACCACCCTGCATTGGATAATCACAATTATACACTATATTACCCGAAATCGCCCCACAAATAGTCACAAACGAAATGTTATTAGACATATAGCGTTGTACAAATAGCATTACACATTCCAAAGCGACTACTAATCCTACTGCTTCCATTGGAGCTAATCCAATAGCTATAAATATAGCACTTGCAATGAACATCATCAGCGTTGCAAATAGCAACGTGAGAATATTTTTAAAATTAAATTTTTTCATATTTCAACTTTTTTAATATTTAATATGCTGTTTGTATTTCGGAATCAATACCAACTTTTGCGTCCATTCTAAATGAAAAATCGATGACATTTTCTTTTCTATATTGGTCATAAAATACATTTAAAGTACTTAATGCTCCAATAGATTCAACACCAAGTAACACGTTGCCAGGTTCTAATAATAACGCTCTATGCGGTTTGTAATATTTTGTTCCGTCATCGTAAAATTCGCGAATTATTCTATCCCAGAAATCGAATCCATAAACTTCAATGCCACCAGATTTTAGCATGGTAATTCCATTTTCCAATCTTTCAGTAGTAAATGCTACGTTGTACATCGTTAATTCTCTTTCATATTGATCAGCAACCGATTGAGTAACGACATAAACTAAATTGGATTTTCCTCTTAATCTCATGTCAGCACCTAAACGCATATTTAACAATAAGTTAGATACTAATTTATTTGTTGTATCAGTTGAATCGAATTGTTGCAAAGCGTAACTTGCTTGCGAATTTTTAGTGTTCAACCCAGCCGTTACTCTATTAGGGTCAGCAACACCAATAGCGAATATTTGATACCATAATCCATTTAATTTATTGAAGTGTGCTAAATTTGTTCCGTTTGTTAATACACCACCTCCAGCAATATCATCAGCATTAACATCACTAAACCACGCTACTCGTAACACCGCTTCAAAAAGTAAGTCGCCTACAAGTTCCTCAACATAATTGAAGAAAGTAGTACCAGTTACATCTTCTCTTGGGAATTTCTTTTTATCAACCCACGCCCAAAAAGTATTCTCTAAATCAGCAACGCATTGCACCAATCGGTCTGAAATAGTTTTAGGTGTCCATGTTTTGTCCGTGCCACCAAACTGATTAGTACTTGCCGTTGGGTTGCATTCACCACTCCCAGCACCTAAAAGCCCGTTCAATCTACCAATTATAGGTAATTGTCTGTCGGTAGTAACACCCTCTATTAATGTGTGAAACTTGGAAAGTTCTGGTTTTGCAAACCCACTTTCAAATAATGCTTCGCTTAAATCTCTAATTTGGTCACGTGTGAACGCAAATTGTGAAATGTCAAATATTGCCATGTTTATTTATTTTTTGGTTTATAATTAGTTTTTTCTTTCATTGCCATCTCTTTCATCGAAATAGTAGGTAATTTTCCTTTATTTGGTACATAAGCAACGGCATTAGGTACATGGTTACTACCCACTAATTTAGCTTTCGCTAAAATTTCCATTACTTTCTCTTGTTCAGCTTTTACCTCAACAATCTCTGTATCTTTCGCAGTTAATTGTGCTGTTAGCTCTTCAATCTGTTTTTTCAAAGCCATCACTTCCTCATTGTCATCAGCAACTGGAATAATCTCACTTATAACACCAGCCGTTACTACTATTTGCGTACCATCTTCAAGAGTGTAGCTTCCATCTTCAGCAGGCACTCCGTCAATCGTTACTGCATCGCCCACCATCAAATCGGAATAAGGAGTTTCTAAAACACCTTTGTCGCTTGGCAACATCATTGCCTTAGCTTCTCTACCATCTGGCGTTTGCTCTGCTGTTACAAGCCCTAACGATACCAGAATTTTTTTTACGTCATCTGTAAATTTACTCATATTTATTCTATTATAATTTAAAGTTTTGTCTATTAAAGCGACTGCTTTAATTCCTATTTTTGGGACAATTTTACTTGCAAAACCTAATTTTACGGCTTGTTCATCAGTTAAGCTCGTTTCTTGGTTCATCAATCCCTGTACAGCTTCTTTAGTTAATCCTGTACTTTTGGCATACATCTTAACCATATCATCTTGTAATGGCTTTATTGCACTTGCCCATTCCATTAACTCATTAGCATTACCCGTAACATTTTGCAATAAAGGGTTATGTATCATATATTCCGTGCCAGCTTCAATTAATCGATTTTCAATCGGTACAGCTAAATGAATTTCCGTTGCTATTGAACAGCAATATTCCTTAGCAATAGTCTTTACGTTCTTGAATTTTGAAATATAATTAGCAATGGCTTTCCCTGTCGTTACTAAACCACCCTGACTTGTTATCTCTACTAAAATTTCTTGATTAGCTAATAATGGTTCAAGTTGTTCTACTACATCTTCTAACTCAACTCCTTTAGTTTCAATTGTTCCATCTTCATTATAAGAAGTACCAATTTGTCCCTTAATGACAACTTTACCATTATTCATGGTGACAAAGTTATGTCATCTTGCACTTCGTTGTTGGTAGCATTTATTAACAATCGAATTTTTTTCTTACAAATCTTACAGTTTCAACGCTTATATTAAAGTTCAAAGCAACGTCATTCATGGCTTGCATTTTACTATTAGTTCGTTCCAACGCAAATAAATAAGCGTGCATTAAATTTCTGTACATCAACAGACTACTTGATACAAGTCCGTCATTTATTAATTGTTTCAAACTTCCATCTGAATATAAATCGTCTAATATTTCTAAATTCTTCTTCATCTAAAAATTAACGGAATCCTCAACCTTTGCTAAATTCCGTTGTCCATCGTTTATATCCTGTACCAATACAACTGGATTAGGCATATTTCTCATTGCTTCTGCAACAATTCGTGAAGTTTCGTTTTGCTGGTCAATACGATTGGTTATAGCCCCACCCGTGAAACCACCCGAAGCAAAACCCCTAACTCCAGCTCTTGCCCATATATCCTTTCCAGCGACCCCCTCTATGTATTTTTGTTGCTTTTCATTCGTTATAATTTCACCTGTTCTTACCGTTGCTAATATATTATCACCATTAGCTCTGCTTATAGGCATTCCATCATTATTTGTTATCAATTGACCTGTTAATCCACCCCCTGCAAACGCTGGTGGTTCTTGATTTTTGATGTTTGCAATTTGAACAGCCGCTAAACTCGCTGAAATTGCAGCTAAAATATAACTATAAGGAGGAGGACTACTCGACAATGCTTGTACAACAGCACCTGCACCTCCCAATATAGCATTAGCCAGCTGGCTGTTTTGCTGTATTTTGAATGCTTTTAACTGCAATTTCTTTTGTTCTGCTTGCGTTTTGTCGTCAATTTTTTGTTTTTCAATGGCATATTTTTCTTCACTAATCAATCCAGCATCTAACCTATCTTTTAGGTCGTTGCTTATCTCATCATTCTTTCTTTGTGATGATTCAATTTCTTGATTTATATTTTGTTGAGCTGATTCAAAATAAGCATTCGCCAACGCTTGCATTTGACTTATTGCAAACGCTGATGCTGTGTATATTTTATCCAGTTTGTTTTGTTCAATGGCAACTTGCTCATCTGCACTCTGCTGATTTAATTGAATTATCTTCTGTTCAAATTCCTGTTGCGACTTAAATCTTTCCTCTATCGATAATTCTTCATTTTTTTGAATAATATTATTTTTTTCTGCTTCAATGTCGATTATTTTGTTTTTCGTTAATTCAAAAATTTCTTGTTCCGACAAGCCAGCTTTTTGCAATGCGTTTATTTCACGTTGTAACTCACCCTCCATTTGAGCAACCTTGTTAGTTGCTCTTTCTTCTGTTATTTCACTTCTTAACTGTTCCGTTTTTTGCGTTGCTTCTAAACTAAGTTGGTTATATTTATCTTCAATAGAAAGTAATTCAATTTGCTCATTTTCCTTTAATAGCTTCTTTTCTTCTTTAATATCATTTTCAATTTTTTTAATATTTTCAATTTCTTCTTTTGAAGCAATTTTTTTTATTTGCTCCAATTCTTTCATTTTATTGTCGAATAATTCCAATTCATCAGCATAAGCATTAATCAATGCCTCCTTTTCAGATTGTTTTTGTTTATAATTTAGTTTCGATAATTCTTCATTCTTTTCCTCTTGCAATTGAAGTAATGTTTCCAAATTACCCTTAGCGAGTAATTCTAAGGTCTTGTATTTATTTTCAAGTAAATCTAATTCTCGTTGTGTGGTAAGCTCTGCATTTTCTAAATATAAATCTCTTAACTGATTTACAGTTTCCTTTTCTAAAGCCAAACGGTCGTGCATAGCTTTCTCTTGGTCAGCTTTTTGTTTTTCCAAATTTTCACGATAATTGGCGGTAATGGTTTTGTTTTTTTCTTTTACTCCTTCTACTTCTTTTTCCCGTTGTTCTTTTTTCCATTGATTGAAATTATTGTCTTCAATTTGCAAATCGACTTGGTACTGCCCCTCTTGTGAACGTAACTGCATTATCTTTAATTTATTAGCTTCTATTTCTGATTTTACCTTTTTAGCTAACTCATTTTCGCCCTCATCTAAGAATTTCTTATACATAGCTTGTCTCTCAGCTAATTGACGTTGCTCATTCGCCATTTGGTCTTGTCTAACCATTTCCTCATCGATAATGTTAGCAACCCTTTGATTATGCAATTTTTCTTCTCCAGCATTTTGAGATTGCAATAATGCTAATGCGTTTTGCCCACGTTGTAGGTAAACATCTTGTTGTATTTGCATTAAAGCGTTTTGTCTTTCAATCGTCTTGTTTAATTTTTCATGTTCAGCTTCCAATTCTGCTGTGTCGTCCATAAATTTGTAAATAGCATAACCAATGGCTGTTATAGCTCCTACAATCAGAAACATGGGATTCGCTAAAATAGTCTTGCCTAAGCTAACCAATGACGACCCCATATTTTTCAAACCACCTATGGCTTCTTTGAACGTCATGTTTTGGCTTATTTGTTGTAACGATTTTGCTTTTTCGGACACTCCCTCAAAGTCCAAATTCATTAAATCGTCTTTTAGCAACCCCATAGTGTTACTCATCTTCTCAAATCCAGACCCCCCCGTCATGCCTTTAGTAGTTTCAGCAACGTCTTTAATTTTCTCTTTTAGCTCCCCAGCTCTTTTGCTCGCATCAATAAATTCTTCAGAATTTGCGTCCATGTTTAACATGGTAGTTTGCAAATCTCTAAGTTCAGCTCTGTAATCCTTTATCGTCTTTTGTTGCTCGCCAAAGACATAACCAATTTTACGGGCTTCCTCTTTAGTTGATTCTAATGCTTTTTCTTGATTCGCTAATTCTTCATTTGCTCCTTTTAGGGCTTGTTCCTGGAAAACTAAGGTTTCGTTCAAAACGGCTGTTTCCTTTTCCAGTGCCTTATATTCAGCACTTGCCACCCCCGAAGTATCAGCAACGGCTTGCATTTGCGTATTGTTTTCTTCTATTTTTTTTGCCGTTTGTCCATAAGCATAACCTATCTGATTTACTTCTTTCTTTAAACTCGAAATTTCCTTATTCGCTTCTAATATAGCTTTTTTGTACAAACCTACATTTCTGCGTCCATCACCAACGGCTAAGGAATTTTCGTTCAATGCGTCATTCACTTCTTTATATTTGCGTGCAATCTCTTGACCTTCCTTTGTGTTTTCTCTTTGATTTTTAGTTAGGTTGTTGTATTCAACAGATAATGCTTTCTGCATCAACATTAAATCCTTATTCGATAATTCCGTCTTTTTAGATAAATTTTCTTGAATCTGCAACGCTTGTGCATTATCTTTTAATGCCTTTTGATTTATCCTAATTTCCTCCGTCAACTGGACGTATTCAACGGTATTTTGCTTTTGTTCATCTCTAAGGTTTTTTTGTTTTTTCACCAAATCAACTAAGTTTTGTTCAGCAATTTCTGCGTTCTTCTTTAACTCCTTAGTGTCTAATTCTAACTTAAATACTATCGTCTTATCCTCTGCCATTTCTTTATAATTTTGCTAATTCAATCTTTGTCATTCCACCCTTATATTGGTAAACCATGTTCAAGTAGTAATAACCCTCTACATACACACCTCTCCCCTGTACGTTCAGATATATTGGTTTATTGAAATCCAAATTTACAATGTCATTTGAATTTAGTAGTATGTATAATTGTACTTTCTTGTTTACAGCTATAATCAGTTTCACGGTAGTATAGTAAATTTCAATCAACGATTCAAAACGCAAATCATAATCAGCACCAATTTTGTCAAAATACGCAAATGGAATATCCGTCATTGTTGTTAAATCAGAAGTCTGCGTAACGCCATCTTTGAACGTCATGTTATATGCCATATTTTGCTTGTCTAATATCAAAATTCTATTGTTCACCTTTTGCTCAGTTTGTGAAGGCAATCGTAATTTTATTCGTGGAATGTTAAATGTGTCGGTAGTTCCAGTTTCAAATCCATGTTCAGTCGCACTTGTCTTTAATTGTACAACCGTCTTATCTAACGGCAAAGTATCATTGTCAATCAGCCATTCGCTATCGCCATAACCAGTTTTTACTGTATCGTTTGGAGTGTATTTAAACCTATTTCTCTGAGCATAATTACCAACTATGAACGATATTTCCATGCCGTTGATGTCAATTTTTTTGTTACTCCAATCAATATAATTATTATTCTTGTTTTCGCTCACATTTTTTTGAAAATTGAATTTAGCTATCTTATTAATATCGTCAATTTCCATGTTTACGGCAAACATATTCATGACATCTTTCATCAAATCGGTAGTAAGCATATTGAACATTTGATTGAAGAACAAAACACCTCCATAGGATTGAATGTCCTTAAATTGTACGTCTGCAACTTTGAATTTCACAAATTGAACTTCCCATTCTAAGTCTGTCGTTTGTGCTTCTTGTATTTTTACTTTAACATTGAATTTCAACTTTTGGTATGGCTTCCATGTTTTTGTTATTTCACCAACTCCCTCAAAATAAAAATCTGGACCATTGTCGTCAGCCCAGTCATCGTTATCCTCATCAAGTAATGTACTTATCCATAACACTTCATTGGTTTCATCGTCTAATACCTCCAAAATTAAACCATATTCAATGGCAGGGGTGAAAAGACTCCCTCCATTATGGATGTTAAATCCCATTCTATATTCAATGTTTACAGTGCCGTAAAATCCGATAGTGTCTATATTAGGTGGTTCGCCCACGTAATACCCACTATAAAAAAAGGCAATATGTCCAGCTGGTGATATATTATCTATGTAATAAGTAAATGTCCCTCCTCCTAATCCTGTTCTTGGAATTGTTCCTGTAAAATCAGGGTCATTTCCCCAGCCAGGTTCATCATACCCATAAAACGGTACTGCTGGTAAATCAGGGTTTGGATTTACATTGCCAAGAATAATGTCTTGACTGTAACTCATGGTGTCTGGTGATAATATTAGTCGTTGCATAATGTCGCTATTGCCAAAATTCCCACCTAAAGTATAACCACTTAATGCACACGCACGCTCAAATATATCCCGAACAAACAAGAACGGTAATATTTTAGTTTCATTTATTTCGTCTGATACACTAATTATATTGTTAGTTTCAACAGAATCAATGGCTACCAACGGAAATATGTAATATTTTGAACCATCTCGAGAGTTTACAATTTCATCGTGTATCCATTGAATGAAATTTCCTCTTGGATTATCTTGATATAACCTGCCCACCTTTAACCACTCTATTTTAGAAAATATAGTTGCTATTCCAGAAGTTACCCGTACATTATAAAATTCATCAACTGATTCAAGATAACCAACTCCATCTTCAACGATTGGTATTTCATCTTCATAATAACTAACCTCTGCTCTTTTGTAATTAGTATCTGAATTGGTGTTATTTGCAAATTCAAAAATTAGATTATTTTTTCTTGTTTTGGGAATCTTAAAAATATTGCTAAAATTACCTTGTCTATTTTGTAATTCAGCAATATTATTTACTTGATAGGTTATTCCTATCTTTGTGGTATTAGATAATTCCACTTCATGCCCATTCCAAATCAATCTATTCACTTTGTGTGTTTATTTTAGGTAAAATCAAATTGAATGAAAATTCAACGGTCGTATCGGTTGCATTTTCCAGCACCAAACTATTATCAGGAATATTTACATTAATCCATTTTGCACCCATAATTTCCCAACCCCCTAAATTCGTGAGCATTAGTACATTTGTAGAATAAAACAATGTTTGCAACCATTGGAATTTCTCTTTTGTCGTTACCCCCCCTACTTTCATTGTCGGGGTTGTTTCTTTTCCTGTTATGAATATGTCCCCTGTTTGTGTTTCAATATCTTCAAAATAAGGGTTATATGTTTCTATTGTTTTGGTTATAATACCCTTTTCATGATTTCTCTCAAACAAATAATACATTCTCGCTCCTGTCGGGTGTAACCAATTCAAATAAACGAAGTTGTCATCGCAATCCCTCCTCACTACATCGTATTTGTACTTGTATGTAGCTATCTTCTCGTTGCTTAAATCGTCTTTCACCATCTTGAAATGCAATGTAAAATACGATGTTAGTGGATTTGTTATCTTATTAGTCTTAACTGTTACTTTCCTAAACTGCCCATCTAATGCAATTAAAGGGTAATTTGTCAAAGCTAAGGAATTTCCGTTAATATCAAATTCTTCTATAACGTAATATAAATCATACCTCGTAACGTAAATGGCAAAGTACCCAAAGCTGAATGGCAAGCCGTAGAAATAGCTTAACGATTTTTGTAATATATCATCTTTATTAAATAATCCATTGAATATTTTAGCTTTATTAGAATTTTCTATTTGCCAATAATAATCAGCAAAATTATTTCCAAATTCTTCTCCTATCTGCTTAACTCCATTGAAATAATGCGAAAAATCTTCTACATAACCTAATACGTCAGTAGAACTATCCTCGTCCCAAGTTATAAGAAATTCCAAATAATAATCATAGCACATCGGTCGTATAGCCCACGATTCAGCGTTATTCGTATAATCCATAACATCATCATTCATCAACACCAACGACTTTAAGAACGGTGCTACATTTATCTTTACAACCCCCTCTTTTGTTTGGGACGTTATGTTTGCTATTGTGCTGAAAATAGTATCTCCTAATTTTAACCCTTTTACTTTTGTGTTTAATTTCCAGTTGGCACGTTTCAAAACATTAACAACGCAAAGTTCAACGGTCGTAAATGGCTTGTCGATAACTATCAATGTCGAACTTGTGTATGTAAAAATAGGCACGTTGTAATATTCTATGATGTCATATTTGTAATCGTTAAATTCAAACAAAATTACTTCTACTTGGTCGCCAACTACTAATTCCGAAAAATCCTCAAACCCATTAGCTGATATACCTATTTTACCTCCCTCATTTTGTGTTGAACATTGATAAATGTCAGCTCTAAAAAACTCGTAAATAATAGGTTTGTGAACACCGTTGTAATCTGAAAAAACAGCAGGTGTTAGCCATTGATTATAAGGTCTGTCCTTTAAGATTATACCGCTCATTTCTTTATTCTTTTAATTAATTCATTTTCAATTTTGATGTTATAATGTTTCGCAAACATCGACAACAAAATATTTATTCGTTGGTCAGACAAAATAGGGTCAAATATATGATTGCCACCACCCTGCTGATACAACTTAGTTTCTCTCAGATATATATACAACTTAGTTCCTCTCAAATGTATAGACTTAGATATTGCCCAACTCAACTGCTCAATGGTTGGTACTTTGCCATCCTTTTTTGCTTTCGGTACTATTCCATGTCGAATAATCCATTTATGAATAATTTGTTGCAACGTGGGGTTTCCTCTTTTAGCCCCATCTCTTGTTGGCTTCCGTCCATCAATCAACGTCCGAATATAAGCACTCGCATATATTGTCAAACTTATTCCATATTCAAATTCTTCAATAGACGTTTCAAAACTCGGTGCAAAGCCCTTAGATACACTTTGTAATTCGGGTACAACTGTACCAGCAAATTGTTCTAATATTTCTCTTTCTATGGACATACTGGCTCGTTGTCATAAGGTAATACATACAGATATAGGTAAACCCCTGTTGAGTTTCTGTCGTATTCGTTTTGAAATTCAACCGCCTTAGCATTGGATACTTCTTTTATTTCGGGACTACTCATTAATTTGCTTAACATTATTTTAGCTCCTCTTCTCGCTAATTGCTTCAAAACATCATGCTGTTCAGGTGTCCAATCTAATTTTGAGTCGTGAAGAAAAACTAAACTCAATAAATACATTTCTTGTATTAATCCAGATTTATGCAAAATGAATTGATTTTGGATTGGTTCGTCTAAATATATTGCTGGATATTGTTTTTCATCGGACATCAAATTTTGCCAGTCCTTCTCTCCATGTGCAAACGTGTATGTTTCCATATTTACCGTAATGCTGACGGCAATATCCTCAATTATTTGCTTGATATTCATTCTTTAATCTCTCTATAATTTGCTTCAAATATAGTAATTAATTTATTTTTGTACAACTTCCAATAAGCGACATT